GTAAAACTTTACAGGAGTACTAGCACTAATTCCTTCAGCGCCTCTTCTAACCATTAAACATTCAGGTTTTTCTGATGATTCTGTTAGAATTGAGTATACTTGACCAACTTCAAAATAGTGATTAGCATTTCTTCCACTAGTAGCTGTGTCAAATAAAATAGAATCCTCAGTAACTGCGGTAACTAATTCTGCTGTTTGAACATTATCTCCTACTTCGTTTTCTACTATATCATTTAATGTGTTATAATGAGTGTCTGTATCTATAGTATTTTGATTTGAGCCAATTAAAGCTACTTTTACAGGAGGTGCTAAATATGCAGGATGTTCATACCATCCATTAAAAGCTAAAGAGACAGAATCATTTGCTGAAGAAAATTGATTTGTCTGTATATACCCATACCATTTTAATATCGAAAGGTTTTCTGGGTTTGTATCTGCAATTCTTAAAACTTCATCTGAAAAACTAAATATAAATTGCGAAGTAGAAACAAATTCACTTGCTGAAGAAATTAACGTAGGATTTATTTCTGCATTTCCCCATCCGTCATCAGTATTTTGAGAATTACTAGTGTTATTAAAAGACCAAATATCTATAGTGTTTGTTGCAGCATCTCCAAAAGCACATAACCTATCACCATTTGACCTTTTAACACTAATTCTTACTTCAGTTGAAGCTCCATCGGGAGAACTTGAAAATGTTAAAGCAACTCCATTACCTACAGCTCCTTGAGTAGAAGCACTATCAGCTAATGTTATTTGGCTTGCGTTTATACCTTCAGTTCCTGCACTAATTGAACCTACAGTCCTACCAGTTCCTACATTAGCTCCAGTCACAGTTTGTCCTACTCTAACGTCAGCACTATCAACTATATCAAGAGTGGTAGATGTGCCTAGTTTTGCAGTATCTGTATTAACAGTAAAAGATGTTTCATCTACAATAGGTTTGCCAATTAGCATCATATAATGGTCACTACTCTTGGTAATAAATCCAGAACACTTGTAAGTACCATCGTTGAGAAAACTTCCTGAAATTCTTACAACATCACCTATTTTAATTCCTGCTACTGCAGTCCAGTAATCAGCATCACCTTCGTACTTTATATATTGTTTTGACGGGTCTATAGATAAAGCCATACTTTACTCTGTTGAACCAGAACCGGGAAAAGCAGAAGAGCTTAATGTAGCTACTCCATCTATAGGTGTGTTTTGAGGATTTTTAAAACTTACATTCTCACTAGCAACCCCAACTGTATATTCACCTCCAATATTTGAAAAGTCGTCAAATATACTATGGTCTGATTCAAAGTAAGAAAAGTTATAACCACCACCAAGACTAAGTCTTCCGGTTGATGTACCGGGAGGGCTTGTTCCTATCTCAAGTCTTGCAGTACGTTTTGATATAAAAGTTGGGATAATGCTACCACCTACATCAGATGGGTTAGCTTTCTGCGAAACTAAACTACCTGCAGATTTTATTTTTCCCTGTGCATCAACTGCCATATTAGTTATAGCACTTGACTCTGGTTCAGATAAATCTCTTGCATCCTTAACTGTATTTATTCCAGCATCAAATTTATTTATAGTATATAATTGTTTAGGCATTAATCAAGTATCTCCACATGTACCAAGTCATCGAATCCATTATCTTTAACATCTCCATCAGAGTCCCAGTCTCCACCCCAACGAACCTTAATATCAAGTTGTTTAGCTATTCCTCTAATCATTCCACCCATGTAGTGAAACCCATCTCTATTCTCCCAATCTATAGGATAAGGAGATAGGTCTACAGCTTTACCTTCCATATGCTTAGAGTACTTAACTTTAGTAGCTCCCTTCTTTAACAACTCTTTCTGTCTTTCGCCTGTGCGTAAACCTTCTATTATAGTAACATCCATAATTTTAATAAGCTCATTAAGAACTTTAACTAACCTATCGTCTACACCTTTTAATCTTTTCTTACTTGTCTTTCCAAACCTAGGCACTATGCTCTCCTTACTTTCTTTGCAACTGATTTGCTGTATTTAGCTTTTTGCTTTCCCTTTGCAGTAGCTTTTTTCTTAGCTCTATTCGTGCTTGCTTTCTGAGAAGGACTAAGGCTTTTTCTAACTGACTCAGGTAGGTAACGACCACGTTTCTTCTTAGGTTTCTTTTTATCACCTTTACTTACGTAGTCCCATTTTTGCTTACCCCACTTGGTCAAACTATTACTAGATGACTTAGCTCCTTTATATCCACCACCAGCTTTCTTATATCTTGCAGTAGCTAGTTGAGCTTTACGTGCAGACCATTGCCCTTTTCTTCCACCCTTAGTTCCTGACTTAACAGAAGAAACTATTCGTTTCCATAAAGCTGGTTTTGTTTTTGTAGCTGAAGCCATTATTTCTTTTTAGGCTTAGAATGTTTCATTTGTACTTTGAACCCAGCAGTAAGACTAGCACCTTTGTGGGGTTTAAATGCACCACTATGCTTCATTAACTTAAGACCCTTACCTGACTTCATCCAATGATAACCGGCAGGAGCTTTGACTTTTTTATTCATATTACCACTTCACCTTATCCGCCCAATAAGCAGCAGACATTTTACCTTTAGCTATATTCTTACCATGCCTTGCTTTGAACGATTTTCTTTTCATTTTCATTCTTCTGGATTCACCAGCTTTTGGTTTACCTGCTGTACTAGCACCCTTCTGACCAAACCTAATTGTTTTAATCTTAGACCCTTCCTTAGCCACAACGATATGACTTTTTTTAGGATGTCCCGGAGTACGCTTAGGCTTATTAAATCCAGATACTCCAGCTCTTTTTAACCTAGGGTCTTTCTTAGCAGGCATACTATTTACCCTTCATTAATCCAATAACTAAGTCTTGGATAACTTCCACTAATTCTTTAAACATCTTACCTTCTTTTTCTTCTTTGACAAAAGGTATATTGATTTTATCGTTTAACATCTCAGCCATTTTATCAGAAAAATCATCTGATGCTATATGACCTATTGCTTGCTCTTGTACTATTTCAGCTTGCTCTTCAGCCAACTTAACTAACATTGTTTTAATATCCATTATGATTCCTTTGTTTTTTTAATTTTATAATATAAATATATTATATTCATTATTCCAATTATAATACCTAATACGTATGGGAGTAAGTCCATAAATAACAATGCTCCACTACCCACACTACCAAGAGATACTTTTAAACTATCCATTAGTGTCTCCCATTGCCATTCATTCGTGACATAATACCATCCATTCGTGATAGTTGTTTTTCTAAATCTGATACTGCCTCCATCATCTGTTCATATCTTCTATCTCTCACAGCATCTGATTCATTCCATCTACCAATTAATTTAATTATCATCCCTTCCATATTGTTAATACTTTCAGATTGACCTTTGTTTTCTACCTCTAATTCTTTTAAAGACTCTTGTTGAGACTCTGACTTCTTTGACAATGACATAACTAAATAAACAAGTAATGCTCCACATATACCTATCATTCCTGCTTCGCCATATATTGCCATCATGTCCATTACTTCCTCCGCTTTTTACCCCAACCCAAAGGATTGATGTTTATTTCTTTTTCGTAAAACTTTACTTTCTCTGCCAACTCTTCTCGTTCAATCCTTTCTTCCACGATATGTTTATCAAGTAAATTCCCAATGCGTTTATCTGCATCAGCAAGGCTAGTTTCAAGTGTTCCCAATCTAGTTTCAATCCTATAGTAACCATAGACGAGAGTGCCAACAAGGATAAGAATTTGTCCAAACCACTTAAGGTTAATACTGACAACAGCATTGTCATCCACAATCCCACCTCTATAACTTCTAGCAGTTTTGACTTCTTCACTCATTTCCTCTTAACTATTTCCCAACTGTTGTGTGTAAAACACCACATATCTTTATCAAATCTTACGTTATCTGAATAAAAATGTGATGTAGAATCTTGGTCTACTATCTCAACAAAAGTATACATTGGATTATCTATATCTGCATCAATTCCCATAATTGTCCATCCGTTTGAACAACTACTTAACATAAGTGTAGTAAACATTAATATTATAACTCGTATCATAAACAACTTCAAAGTCTCCTGTTTTTAGTTTTTTAATTTTAAAATCTTTTTTATTTTTTCTTTTATCCATGACCATGCTCCAGTTTTCTTGTTTGCATTTCTGAATCTATTCTTTAACCTTTCGGTTCTTCTTATCCTCTGTAAGCTATGCATACTGCTGTTGAGTCTGTGTGATTTACTATACCATTAAAGTTACCATATAGTATTTCACCGGGTATTAAATTAACAAAAGCATCTATATTATCTCCAACATTAGATGTGACTTTTATTTTTAAGAACTCAGTAGTACCACTAGAGTCTTTACCTAAAGCTTGTATTGCAATCCAAGAACCAGTATCTGGATTAACAACAGTAGTATTGTGTTCAGCTATTACATCAAATCCATTTTGACCTATTAATAAATTAGCTGCTTCCTTCTCTGTGTATTTATATAAAGACATTTTGTTTTCCTATATTACCATCCATAAAGCCATTGCTGTCTCTACAAATATATCTGATAAAGTATTATAAGCCCACTTCTTTTTAGTTCCGTAAGGCTTGTAATTCTCTATAATCCACTCAAAAATCTCCCAAACAATACCAAGTATCAATACTCCAAGAACACACCATAAATCGCTAAATCCACACCATTGAAACACCTTGCAAAAAAAAGCTCCTGCTCCAATATGGTAAGAAGTCCATCCGTCTAATTGTCCTGTTCTTGTTTGCCAAGATACTAATGTTGCTAAAGGGTTTTTCATAATTCTGTTATCACATGATTTACTAGTTTATGTTTACCGATAATTACCCTACCATTACTAGTGGTATGTTTATCTTCACACTTACTAACGTATAATTCTTCTATTGTTTCCCAACTATTGCTTCGTCTTTCTATTTCACCATCTATAGTTAAAAAGTATTTATATGATGAAGGGTATGTCAGGGTCTCAGTTGTACCATCTGGGTAACTCTTTGTACGAGTAGCACCGGGAGTAGTATTCCTGTATACCTTAATATCATGACCCTGAGCACACCTT